GTCAGGCATTGGGATCAAATCATTCACAAAGCCTTTATAGCTATCCATCATGCCTTTCATTGATTCGATATCACCAAAGGCATTCTTGACCGGCTCCATACCGACAGCCTCTAGCCCAAAATTCATAACATCCTTGGCCAGTTCAACAGGCGCGCCAGCTATAAATGCCGCTGCATCTAGCATTTCACTAGCGCCCTTGTCGGCTCCGATAAACACGCCTTTTGACATGTCGTTTCCGACAGACCCACTATTGGCACCGGCTGACATGTTACCAAGTGTAACACCCCTAGCGTCTGCGCCCAGCTTTGGAAAAGGCTCTAAGCCAATGGATCTCATTTCATCAGCTAGTTCGTATCGCTCGAACTCTTCATCGCCATCAAAATCAAGATCTGACCTTGGCAGAAACGAATCTTGCAACTTGTTGGGTGGCGGCGATGCCTCAAGATCTGGCTTGCTAACAGGATCAATGGCAATTCTAGGGATGCCCTCATCACTTGTTGTAACGGCTTGATCAGATGGCGTGGCAAACCCTTGAACATTATTCATATCCATTAGCGGTCTCCCAACAAATCAATGTAATATCTTAATTTTGGTAGTTGCCTTGTAATTGCCTCTGCTTTTTCATCATGGTCTATAGCAACTTGGGTTAAGTGGCTTATTGCACTACCAAAATCATATTTACCGTCTGCGCCTCTAGGCATTTTTGGTATGCGTGAGGTTTCGCCACCCAATATTTTTTTGTCGTAAAAATTCATGATTTTGGTTAATTGGATGATGACAAGATTATCCAAGTTTTGTTTTTCAGCTTTTATTAGCTTTTGAACCTGTTCTCGCAGTACAGCATTAGATGGATTTCTGCTGCCGTTATCTTTGCGAAATTGAACTTCAAATTCGTCAAGCTGCGCGCTTACATTATAAAAGGCAGCTCTTGACGCTTTTTCATAATCATCAATAGGATCTCCAATATTACCGAAATACTTAAATTTATCTCTAGCAACATTGATGATATCGCCTCTTTGTTCCTTAATTAAACTGCCAGCGTCATTCATGAATCTCATAAAAGTTGCTTGCGTAAGCTTCCCTCTATTGTCTGTTACATCTGACGTAACCAACCGCCCGGCGGTTTTCTTTTCTTGCAAATCAACTACAGCCTTACCGTCATCGCCTTGTTCTGTGGTTCTAAAGACTGCGTTACCATTTATTTCCAGATCTTCAATAGCGTTTTGATCTGCCGCTGTTAGAAAATTAGCATCCTCTAAAACTTTCTTTATTTTAGCGCGCTCAGCCGAGGTTTTTGTGCGCTCAAACAAATCGTTTCGCATCTCTTTATATTTTTTATTGTCTGCTTTGTCTTTTGCGTCTTGTTCTTTGTCTGCCCTGTCAGCAGCATTGTAGGCAGCTTCCTCAAGCTTTTCTAGCAGCTCAAGTCTTTCTTGTTGGTTTGGCATGTTTTTGAGCATGTCCATTCCAAACCCGGCATTAGGGTGGTTCCTTGCAAGGTTTCTTGCTTTCTCGCCGCCAGCCTTTAATTGTTTGAATGCTGCTACTGGATTTTTTTGCTCGTTGAAAAACAGTGACATTGCAGTTTCAGCAATGGTGTTATGAGATTTATTTAATTTTAATTGCAAATCATCTGGTGCCAACAGACCCTCTTTAACAAGCATATTGCCATCATTAATAATTGCCATTCTTTCATTTATATAATTTTCTTTCATTTTTTGTGCATCAGGGTTGCTTTTGAAATTATTTATATTGCCAAAATTTAATGTGTGGTTTTGCAGCTCAGTATCAAAAAGCGCTAATCTTGATGCAACAACTCGCTCGTCAATTGCCACGCGCAATGTTGATCGATGCTGCGCTGCCCTTGCTGCAAACTTTGTGTTAAATCTTTTTTGCGCGTATGGGTTTAGCCCACTTGTGGAAGCATCCCTAATATCTTTGACATTACCCATCCAATTATTCGGGCCAGCCAAATCATCGTTAAACACTGATGTTGGGTCTGTTACACGGCTTAATCGGCTTACCTCTGATTCAAGTGCGGCATCAGCCCCAGCTAAAGCCATGTCAGCCGCAAGGTCACCTTCAGATCTAATACGCTTGTCTAGAAAATTAGATATCAGTGATGCCGCTGTTGATGCTGTTTCACCTTCGGCTAACGCAGCTTGGATATATGGACGGCTGTCTTTTTGAGCGCGCGTGTAGCTAATCATCCCGGTATCTGTCGTGGGTGTAGCTTGGCTCTGATAAACCGGCACTTTAGGCATTAAGCAACTCCATAATCAAACACTGAAATTATCCCAATAGTCTTGTGTGAACATGCCATAGTCACCAGCATTACCAATGCTAGAGCCAAGACCTGTGAGCAAAGCAGTTGTGCCTTGAGCGCCATAAGCTGATGCTTGGGCCATGCCACCCATTCGGCTTACATTTGCGCGCATCCCGGCCTCAACCTTGCGATCCTCTTGCTCAAGAATTGCTATAGATGTGTTATAGGCATCAACCGACAATTCATATTCAAACTCCGCGGCTGATGCTAATTCCACTGTGACCGGCGCGCCCCGGCTTAACTCTATGCCGCCGCCACCATATATTGCGGTGCCAGCTCCTCTAAACCTTCTAAATGCTTTGCCCTTACGCTCGTTGGACAGCTCAAGATTACGTCCAAGGATTTCAATCTGGCGGTCTGCAATATCAATGTCGCGCTCAATGATCTTCGCGTTTTCTTCGCCAATAGCAGCCGCAAATGCACCCGCCCTGTCACCGGCTCTTTGTCCTTGATACGCGCCATATATACCAAGTCCGACTGAAGCAATTTGCCACCAAGTCATATTTTTACCTCAATTAACTATCGAATGTGTTCATGCGTGGATAGATTGCCAAGACAGTCAATGGCAGGGGCTGGGTTTGCTGGATAACGATCTGATCGTCTTCCTCAAAACCGCCCCGAAACTCAATCTCTTTATCGCCGGTAAACAGATCAACAGCCGCTGACATGGCCATGGAACTGTCTCTAAATGGTATGCGGTCAACAGTATCAACAGAACTGCCAACCTCAACACCGACAGTCTCATGGAGCCGCAAAGTTATGTCGTGGATGCGTTTGATCTTTCCCTGAGATGTACCGTCAACGCTGCCGCTTTCTAGACGCAGGGTTGTTAGCCTACTGGTATACGGCAACCCAGCCGCCGCTGTGGTTGCTGATACATCTAATGAGATGCCGCCAGATGCCACGGTTTCATTTGTGTGCGTTGCACCATTGGCTAGAACGCTGACGCTTTCCCCATGCAGATGATACAGCCCGGTCAAAGATGTGGTGGCTGATCCAGCATAAGACAGACCGCTATCAACAAAGAATGCTCCTGTCGCAACAGACCCGAAATCAAATGGCTTCATGCGCTCAACGTAACGCTTTGTAACAGAGTTGATCGTGCGCTTTACAATCATATAAAGCTCATCCTCATTATCCTCAGTCGGCAGCGTGGCTATGCTTTCAACCATTCCATGGCCATATGTTGCTGATGCGAGAGAACCATGTGTGCCGGTGTATGTGCCGCCAATCTTATGCTGGTGCCATGCAACTACCTCTTCTTCCCGGCGATATGTCATGCCGATAAGCTGGCCATCATTGCGGATCATCCAGACAATGCTGTCAGGCTCTTGCTGGTAGGCCATGTCAACCATGCCGCCCTGCGTGATATGCTCAGACAGGATCGTCATGTCAGCCGCTGCATAGCCACTAGCATTGATCTCGCCAGAATATTTAAACTCTCGCAGCTTGCGCTTGGCGCGCTGTAAGAAAAGCGTCACATCTGCAACTTGCACCGGCTCTAACGCCGCTGTGCCATAATTGCTGTACTTTCTAATTTGCGCGTTGGTTGGCGTGATAGGCCCATCATTAGTGGTGGTCAGCACATACTCACCACCAGATGTTCCTATTGTCAGAACCCTTGTCGCGGCAAGATAGCGTATGTTGTTAACTTGGTTTGATGCAATTTGATAGATGATAGCATTGTCATCATTAGTACCAGCGGTCATGTTTTCATAATCGCCGGATTTAGACATGAATATTGATTGCGGCTCGTTGGTGGTTGCCGCAAAGATCAGCCGCTGTTCAAAAAATGTGACGGCACTTGGAAACCCGGTTGTTGTAGAAAACGCGCCCAATGCCCAATTTGTTGTCGCAGTGGTTGCTGACAGCGTATCATTTATTGTAACAGCAACATTCTGTGCGTCTGTAAATGCCGTAATTGTGGCGTTGCCGCCGGGCAAGCTCACCAGTCGTCCAACATCTGTTGCAGCGAACAAGTCGGCTGATGCTACAAGCGCAACTCCGGTGCCGGTATCTGCATTTGGATTTAGCGTTGTAGCGGTTGTGTTTAGGTCTAGATAGGGGCCATCAATGAAAGTTATCTCAGCAAATGTCCATGCGTCATGGTCAGTTCTGGTCAGTTTCCGGGGTGCATAATCTTGATGCACAATGAACATGGTGTCGGCTGATTGTACGAATCTCAGATCTGGCAACGCAGCTTCCGGGTATGGCGATACAATTTTTGTAAGCTTATCGGCAGTGCCGCCGCTGGTGTATGCCGTAAAATTGGTGGTATCGATAGCAACGCCATACAAATCAGTCAGCGTGAATGTGTTGGTTGCAACCCCAGCAACGCGATAATTACGGCCATTCAGCTCAGTCATTCCACCGACAGATGAAATAAATATCTCATCGCCATTGCTAAAACCGTGACTGCTACTGGTCAAAACACCGGGCGATGCTTTTGTTGCGGCAGTTATGTTTTTAGCTGTGTCTAGAACATAGCCGCCATTGCGGATGATCCGCATGGTGCTATTGCCAAACTCCAAAATGTAAGTGTCAGTCGTTTTAAACTGAAAGGGTATCAGCCTACCTTTGACAGCGCTGCTTTGGATCTCGCCAATATACTCAGTGCCGGGACGGCGTGATGCACCGCCATGCGGATGAACCACCATATTTAGTAACTCAGCCGCGCCTTGACGGTACTTATCAAGATCAACCCGGCCTTCTAGCCTTGGCGATAGCTCACCAGCAACAAAGCTGGTTAATGATGGTGCGGAGCGCGCCACTGTTAGAACCGGCTTTCAATAAGGTCAGAGGCTTCAAATTTAGCTGCCGCGCCTTCAGTGGCATCGACAAACCGGGCTTCCTTTATCTTTTCATCATAGAGCGCTTTGGTTGTGCTAATCATTGCGTTACTGCCAGTAATGGCGTAGCAGATCTCCATTGCCAGCCGGGCGGCAAGCGTATCGATTAACAGCGTGTCATATTGGTTTGGGTCTTCGATGCGCGCTATGTATTTGATCAGGACAGTTGCCTCATCTGTTAGCAGCTCCCTGCCTTCAATGACATAGACCGGGCCACCAGAGTTGCTGGTCATATTGTCTTGCGGATACATCAGGGTGCCATTGCTGAACTCTAGAACGCGCAGACAGTCAGTTGGCAATGTATATTGGTTGGCATAGCCGAATGCGGGTGACACGGCGTTCTGGGCCAAATTAGCGCGTTTTATGAGGCTATTCCAATTGTGGGAACGAAACACGGCATCACGCACTAACTCATAACGCTGGTTGATCAAACGGCCAGCTTTTGAATCTTCAGTCAGGCTGGTGATGTTTGTCGCGCCAAGCGTATTGAGCGCAGCATTAGAAATGTCCACGGCTGATGGCATGTCGATACCTCATTAAAATATTAGGGGATTGGGTCAGGCGTGTCTCTTGGAGGTGAAAAAGGGAGCTTTTCCACGCCTGACCCAAAGGTTTTAGTCTAGAGCATAAGTCATTGTGAGTTCGATCAAGCCAGTGCCGTTGGCACCAGCAAGGCTCACAGTGACTGGAATGCCTGTCGCATCAGCGTCAACCACACTATTCAAGCCCAATGCAGCGGTTAAGCATGCACCGACAGTGGTGACAGATGTTGAAGCGGCAGCGGCCTTGTACTCATCTACGTCAAGCGCCACGGCAGTACCGGCAGCGTTGTTGTAGGCGGCATGGCCAACAGACAAAGTTGTTGATGAACCAAGTGCCGCATGGACAAGCTGACCACTAAGGATCCGCGCGCCATTTGGCAGATTGAACATGTGGATGTCTGATTGCTCAGCGGAAGCTGTGTAGCTGCCATAAGCAATCCGAACACGCCCACCTTGCTCAATAGGCTTGATCATTTCAGCCGGATCGTTTTGATCCCACTTGGTTTTTTGGTCAGAATAAACTGTTCCCATAACTAATCTCCAATCTATTCGTTACAAAGGATTTGGATTACTTTTGCTTCTTCCATCCGGGTAGCCCCGAAAGAAGCGCAATAGTAAACCTGAGTGGCGTAAGACTTATCGGCACGCTGTGTAATCTGTGCTGATGGCTCTTTACCGATTGCCATTTTCATTCCATCCTCAGCCCATGCATAGCACTGCCGAGATGTTCCATCGTCCTTTAACCTATTGGAAACAATGAATTTAAAGCCGACAAAACTGTCAAGCTGGCCGGTAGCCAAACTTTTTACGGTATTGAAATCAGCCGATTGCACCGCTGTAGTGTTGAGCAAATCTTCGATCTGTTCTGGTGACACTACGATGTAGCGATTGATTGATGGATCAACTGATCCCTCATCCAATTTCTTTTTAGCAGACACAAGCTTAGCAATTGTCAAACCAGCGGAACCATGGGCAATTACGTTGCCAGCCGGTAATGCTGTTGATGTTGTGCCAGCCTTGCCTGTTGATGCAGATGCATTAAACGCAGCAATAATTGTGTCATCCATTGCCCGGCCAATGCCAGCCGCCGCAGCTTTTGCGTAGACTGATGTCGGATCTGACAACATACGGATTTTATCCTGATCGTCAATTAAGTCAGCGTATTCAAAGTCTTGCAGGGTAACCATCCGTCTTTGGTGGGGGGTTTCCATGAGGGGTGTATCGCCATGGCGAGTGGTGCGAACAGCAGCCGCTGCACTACCGATTTGGTCAAAGAACGCTTTTTCGCCGGTTACTGATTCAGTATCGACTGTGTTCCGCAACAGACTACCCATCTGCTGTGAAAGCATTGTCACATTTGCTGAAAACTGGTTCACAAATGCGGTTGAGATTTGAGTTGACATGATGTCAATCCTCCACATTAAGTTGAAAATTTAGGTGAGTTTTCGTTCCAGTTATCCAGCGCAGCCGGGCTTGAACTATGGTAGGCGTA